GGCTCTAATGATGTAGGTGTGATCCATGAGTTAGTTCAAACTGATGGCACTTTGACTGTTTTGTTTTCTGGAAACAACAAGCTATTTAAATTTGGCACTTCTAATGTAGTGACTGAGTTGACCTATGGTGGTGGTGGTTCTGCCCCTACCATCACGGCAAATAACTGGCAGTGTGCATCTTTAAATGGCATAGCTTACTTCTTCCAAACGGGTCACGATCCACTTATCTTTGACCCCGCTGTCAGCACTACGACATTTAGACGGGTATCTGAGAAGTCAGGCTATGTTGGTACTGTTCCGCAAGCAAACATTGCCATCTCAGCGTTTGGTCGCTTGTGGGTAGCTAATACTGCTACAGACAAGGTAACTATTAGCTTCTCTGACCTGATTGCAGGTCATGTCTGGGGTGGTGGTACTTCAGGAACATTAGATGTGTCTAGGGTATGGCCTAATGGTTCTGATGAAGTGATGGGATTGGCGGCTCACAATGACTTCTTTTTCATCTTTGGCAAGAGGCAGATTCTTGTCTACTCTAATGCTTCAACCCCCGCATCTTTGGTTCTAAGCGACACAGTAGGTTCTATTGGTTGTATTGCTAGAGACACCATTCAGTCAATTGGCACAGATGTAATCTTTTTGTCGGACTCAGGTGTTCGTTCTTTGATGAGGACGATTCAAGAGAAGTCTGCACCCCTTAGAGACTTGTCTAAAAATGTTCGCTCAGATTTAACAACTTCTGTGGCGGGAGAGACTTTAGCCAATGTGAAATCTGTTTACTCAGAGAAGAATGCTTTTTACTTGTTGTCACTACCAATATCAGCAAGCGTCTTTTGTTTTGATACAAAGATGCAATTGCAAGATGGGGCTTTTAGAGTAACCAAGTGGGATTCAATCACACCAACAGCCTTGTACTCTCTAAGAAATGGTGACTTGTATATTGGTAAACGAGGCTTTATAGGAAAGTATGGAACTTTCTTAGATAACACTTCTACCTACCGATTGAGCTACTTTACCAACCATGCAGACCTTGGTAATGACAATCAGATTTCCATTCTCAAGAGAATTAAGACAATCATCATTGGTGGCTCTAACCAGTTCGTGACGATCAAGTGGGGCTTTGACTTTGCTGCCAATTATTTGTCAGGCAATGCTTTTATTCCTACACAACAGAACTATGAGTACGGCCTTGCTGAGTATGGAATAGCAGAATACTCTGGTGGACTCTTGATTAAAACATTAGATGTGAACGCATCTGGTGCTGGCAAGGTTGTTCAAACAGGTTACGAAACCACTATCAACGGCACTCAACTGTCAATTCAGAAGATTGAAATTCAGTCTAAGAACGGAAAGATATCCTAATATGTCAAATTATACAAAGAGCACAAATTTCGCCACTAAGGATAACCTAACCCCTGGTGATCCACTCAAGGTCGTTCGAGGTACTGAGATTGATACTGAGTACAACAACATTGCCACTGCTATTGCGACAAAGACAGACAATGCTTCTGCCGCAATTACAGGTGGAACGATTACTGGCATTACAGATTTAGCGGTTGCTGATGGCGGTACAGGTGCTTCTACAGCCGCAGGTGCTCTGAACAACCTATTGCCTAGCCAAACAAGCAACGCTAATAAGTATCTTCAGACTGATGGAACAAATGCAACATGGGATGCTGTAAGCCTTTCTACTGCTGACATCACAGGCACTTTAGCGGTAGCTAATGGTGGTACTGGTGTAACTAGCTCTACTGGTACAGGCTCAGTAGTGTTGTCAAACTCGCCAACATTGGTGACACCCGCCCTTGGTACTCCTAGTTCCGCAACCTTAACAAATGCTACGGGTCTGCCAATCTCTACGGGCGTAAGTGGTTTGGGTACAGGTGTAGCAACCTTTCTAGCGACTCCATCAAGTGCAAACCTAGCGGCTGCTTTGACAGATGAAACTGGTAGCGGTGCTAACGTCTTTGCAACAAGCCCAACACTTGTTACTCCTATTCTTGGTACTCCAACAAGCGCAACATTGACTAATGCAACTGGCTTGCCAATCAGCACAGGTGTATCAGGTCTAGGAACTGGCATTGCTACTGCTTTAGCGGTTAATACAGGCTCTGCTGGTGCGCCAGTTATCAATGGTGGTGTATTGGGTACACCCTCTAGCGGTACTTTAACAAACGCAACTGGTTTGCCACTGACAACTGGAGTGACAGGAACTTTACCTACTGCTAATGGCGGTACAAACCTAACATCATTCACAGCAGGCGGTGTGGTTTACGCATCTAGTTCTAGTGCATTGGCTACTGGGTCTGCGCTGACTTTCAATGGCACAAACGAATTTAAAGTTCTTGCGGCAACTGGAACTGCGTATAACAGAACTGAAAGCACACAATATTCAACTTTTGCACAGCACTTTGCGGCTTCTGGTAATACGGGTGTTGAATACAAAACCGCTTATCGTTTTGTTGATACCGATGTTGGCGAGATAGGTCGATTCACCTCAACAGGGTTGGGTATTGGTACAAGCGCACCAGTTACAAAAGCGCATTTTGTTGCCACATCTGCTGGTGCTATTGCCACTCAACTAACAGTCCAGAACGCATCAGACTCAACTGGAACTGGTGCAAACATAGACTTTATTGGCTTATCTTCTAGTTCAATTGCAACAGGTAGCGTTACTAACGTGCGAGATGGCGCTGGCGCTTATTCACTACGTTTTTCAACTTTTGGAAGCTCTAGCAACGCAGAACGTATGCGCATTGACTCCTCAGGCAATCTAGGTATTGGTACAACTTCGCCAGCAACAAAACTAGATGTCAACGGAACATCAACAACAGTTGGTTTTGTTATGAGTGGTGCTGTTGCTAGATACAACAACGACAATTTTTATATGCAACTTGAACGCAGTGGAACTGTGTTTGCATATATTGGAACTGGTAGCAATACGGCTGGTGGTGCAGTAACAGACCTTGGAATTCGTGCAGAAAATAACATGGTTCTTGCTACTGGTGGTAGTGAAAAAGCCAGAATAAATACAGACGGATATTTGTTAATAGGCAGTACAAACCTACTGCCATATAACGATACAACAGGAACAGGCTCAGCAGTAATAAGACCAAATAGATTTTTTATGTCTTCTGATGGCGATTGCGGTTCATTTAATCGAATTGGCTCAGACGGAGTTATTTGGTATTACGCTAGAGGTGGCGGGAATGTTGGTAATGTTTCGGTAACTAGTTCATCAACTGCTTACAACACATCATCCGACTACCGCCTAAAGAATAACATTGCACCAATGACAGGCGCATTGGAAAAGGTGGCATTGCTCAAGCCTTGCACCTACAAATGGAACGCTGATGGCTCTAATGGCGAAGGCTTCATTGCTCACGAGTTGGCTGAAGTTTGCCCAAGTGCTGTTACTGGTGAAAAAGATGCAGTAGATGCTGATGGAAAAATTAAGCCTCAAAGCATTGATGTTTCATTCTTAGTGGCTACATTAACTGCCGCTATTCAAGAACTTGATGCCAAGTTTGAAGCCTACAAAGCATCACACCCATAATCTTTAAAAGGAAACTAACATGACTACACAATGGACTATTAGCACTTTGGACAGAGATATTGCAACAGGTTATGTCAACTGCGCCCACTGGCAAGCTACAGCAGTAGATGGAGAACACACAGCCTCTATCTATTCAACTTGTGGTTGGTCAGATGGAACTGTCAATGTCCCTTATGCGGATTTGACAGAAGCAACAGTTTTAGCTTGGGTCTGGGAAACAGTTGATAAGACTGCGACTGAGACTGCTCTAGCGGCTCAGATTGAAGCTAAAAAGAATCCTGTTAGCGCATCTGGAAAGCCTTGGAGTCAAGCATGAAGCTAGAACTAGACGTTAACGAGATTAACTTTGTTTTGCAGACATTGGGAAACCTCCCATCGTCTAGTGGCGTGTGGCCTCTGATCGTTAAGATAAAAGAGCAAGCAGAGGCACAAGTGCCTAAAGAAGAGGAATAAATATCATGGCCGTGACAAATAAAGAAATTGTAGATTTTCTAACATTAAATTCAGGCATTAGCGATGCCGATATTTTCGCGGCTATGAGAAAGAACGGGATTTCTCCTAATCAACTCTCGACTGCTACAGGTCTTCCACTAAAAGATGTTATTGCCAGAATTTCACCACTACTTCCTCAAAATCAGGCGATATTGTTGGGAGATACTTGGATTCAAGGAAATTATGGATATATGCAACAGGGCGAAGATAATCAGATCGGCCCACTTGAGAGCATCAATATATATAAGACTACTGGTGGTGTAAACGATAAGATTACTGAAGGCACAGACATTCAGAACTACTCTCCTACTGGTGAGTTTATCAATACAACTAAAATGGGAAAAGAACTGTCATTCTTTGGCGGGATAAAACAAGCCCTTAAAGACCCATATGTTTTGGGTGCTTTAGCACTTGCAACTGCTGGTTCTACTGGCTTATTTAGCGGTGGTGCGGGAACTGCGGCTACTGTTGGTACTACTGGTTTAACTGCGGCTGAAATTGCATCTTTAACTGCGGGAGACTTAGCAATAGGGGCTGGTGCTTATGCTGTGCCAAGTGCGGTAGCCACAACAGCGGCAGGTCTAACAGCGGCTGAGATTGCGGCTTTAACTGCAGGAGACCTAG